TGGCTCTATGTGTTACAACAAAGCCAAGCGCACGTAACACGTGCATTCCTAGCTTCGCATCCGTCAGCTTCTAGCGGATTGATGCGTACAGACCAAGCATGGCAATACCTCTACATGATCTGCAGGGGAAGAGAATCCTTTAAGGATGACTTCTCCTGTCTCAGTAGCGACTTAGAGTCGGCTACTGATGTAATCCCTCGAAGAGTTGCAATACAACTTCTCAAAGGATTTATCGATGGAGTCGGTTATACCGGTCCTCTCATCGATATCACAATCGATATTGTAGAACAAAATCGATTGTGCATCGCGGAGCAACTAGACTCTGTCTGGGTTGCAACGCGAGGAGTCTTCATGGGCGAACCGCTTGCGAAGACTGTCCTCACATTACTCAACTTGAGTTGTGAGGAAATCGCCATCAGGAAATTCCTGAATGTCGATTTCAAAACACCGGTAAGGATTCCTTGGCGGTGTTTTGCCGTTGCAGGTGACGATCACATTGCGATCGGACCTATTAGGTATCTCAGAGAGATCACCGCAACGCATATCCGCGCGGGATCTTTGATCTCCGCGGATAAGCACAGTATCAGCAGCATTGCTGTTAGATACTGTGAAAAGATTCTGGACATTAGAAATGTGCAGAATCTTGAATGGAGTGCTCAGAACATTAATAATGCTTCTGAGTACTACATTAAGTCACCTTTCGTTGACAGTGTCAAGGTTAGGTTACTTTCTCCGTGCTCTAAGAGCCATGAGAATTTCAACGATCGTAATACGGCCGTTGGAAAAGCCAAATCATTGGGTTATACCCTGAGATGGCTTCATCGACCACATTTTTCTAAAAAGTGGGTGTCGATGGTAAGGGACCGATTCTTTCAAAGAATGGGCGCCTTACTTCCAGATCGCTCCAGTGGAGTTTACTGGCATCTCCTGCTCCCCGAGTATCTCGGGGGACTCGGATTATGGTTAGATGAGGATATTCCTGATCTAACCATTCGGCTACCGGATCCCTCAAAGAGGGCCATAGCCGAAGTCATCACAGAAACTATAAGTCGTGATGACTTAGCTCTTATTAAAGGCTTTACCTCTAATAAGAGCTACCGTGGCTACATTCTAGAAGAAACTGAAGTCACGTTAGCAAGGGAGTATATTATACTCGACTTGCTAGAAATATTGCGTTCAGATTCTGTTCGCAATATTTGCCTTGAAGAGAACATTCCAATGGATATTTCTCTAAAGGCTCAACTGTCCCGACTTAAAAAGAAGGGATGGTTGACGGCCGAAGAGCTTGAAGATCAAATTCTTCGTCCGTTCCTCTTTAAGGAGATTCTCTCTAAAGAGGCCAAAGTTTCAGCATTTAATACTGAAACTTTTAAGCGAAGGTATTCCAGATTCTGGGACCTTTACTTTACGGGCCACGTCACTTTAAGTGACGAGGACGTAACAAAGGCTCTTCGATTTAAAATCAATAAGCCTTTGTACTACACCGGGGATAAAATGGTTATACCAATCCGCGGTGTGGACCGGGAGTGCAGTCTAATAGACGAAGCTACTCTCGGTTTACCCGACCTCAGTATCCAGTGGATAGATGTCGGGTTACTGACCAACCCAGTTAATGACTTGGAAGGTCAGGAAGCTGAAGAACTATAAGTTCGACAGCTTAAATGTAGTACTCAGATACTGTGCACTGCATTCCATTGGCTGCGAGGTTTATATTATAAACCCGAAGGTCAATAACAGCTCGCTGACCAATTAGGGGGCATGACTCTTTGAG